GCAATGTCCTCGAATAACTTTTCCTCGCCACCCGGATACCGATGAATCGACCTATTGACAATGGACCGAGCCTCGCGCCTTTTCTTGTTGGACATTTCAGCGACTTGGCTTTGCTCAGAAACAGCTAACCCTCCACCCGCGCCACGCGCTTCGCGCAATGCGCCGCTATCCACGTTCTCCGCCTCGCCATCACGCTTCACATCATCCATGTTCACTTAGCCTTTCCTTTCATCGATTCCATGATCTCAACCGTCTTTTCGCTCAAAGTGTAACCGTCGTCTGTTCCCGTGTCACCCGTAAACACTGGCCCCACATCCTCTGGCTGAATCACTGACATCACTTCCGTACCAGGCATCGCTCGCTTCAATCTAATCGCCTGCGTAAACACGGGCGCAGCCAGGATCACCGCCAACTCATCCAAGGTCCACACATCCACTTCAACGCGTTGCTGAGAATACGCCCAAGCCGAGTCCGCGTTAGCCGCCACCGCGAACACACTCCCGTCTTCCCGCTGACCCTCCAACACATCCTCATGCAACGGTTCCGCGCCAACGGATTCCGCCTCCTTCTCTAACGCGTCATACGCTCGCATCATCCCGCCAACCGCTGACCTGTAACTCTCCACGTCTCGGCTCTGATACGCCAAACGACAACGGTGAATCTGCCGCCAATACTTCAAACGCGTTTCCTCGCTCACCAGTTCCGCCAAACGATCCAAACCCCAACGCTGATCCGCTTTCCTCTTCCTCGCCACAACACCTAACGCCAAACTGTTCAACGCCAACACGATCGGGTCACGCTCTTCAAAGGGTTCCTTCAACCCATCAAACTTTGTCCCGCCATGTAAAGCCTCATAAACCTTTCCTCGCTTACTCGTTCTCGCCATAACCAAAAACTCCTCTCTTTACGCTTTCCGCCATACCAACCGTCCGAAACATGGAAGCGTCCGAATGTGTGTCTTTCAGACACACACACATTTCGGACGCGTTCGACTTTTGTTCGATCATCATTTAGGACAACTTAGGACGCTTTTTCGGACGGTTTAGGACGCTTTTCACTATTTCGGACAGTCCTATTTAGGACGCTAAAACTCATTCGGACGCATTTCGGACGGTAACGCTATCCAAACCCACTCATCACGCATGGCGGTATACCCAGCATCGGCTAACGTATCGCGCAATTCCTTCCACCGCTTTCGCTTATCGGACTCCTCCACATCGCTTCCAAGCCTCGTGTAAACCTCTTGGCGCCATGTATCAACCGTTACGCACCGATGCCTCTCGCCTTGCATAATCCTGTACTCGCCTTGATGCTTAATCACATGGCGTAACGCCTCCCTCGCCATCACCTGATGCTTCCCTCTTCCTAGCTTCTTTCCTCTTCCTGGTGGCGGCTTAAACTCATCCTGATCCGGTAACTCACCCTCGAACGGCACCACCACTAACGTGGCTGACTCATCCTCTTCAAATCCCAAGTTAAGGCTCTTTGCTTCTTGCTCTTCCATGGCTTCATTGGCGGTAATAGCCGTCTGCTTCATCGAGAAATGGATCTCCACACCATCCTTGCCATCCTTTTGCTTAGTCACCTTAAGCGTTCCCGACATGCCGTTGCTGTCCTGTTCCTGATGGCGGGAAATCTCAATCTGCGTATCCACAGCGCCCAGGAAACTGGAATGCCCTCTAAGCCCTAGCGACGCGTCCTTGCCTGAATGGTGGACAACTAAGAGCGCCGCGCCCGTGGCTTCCTGCAAGCGTCCACAGTTGGAGATAAAGGAACCCATGTCCTCGGACGCATTCTCGTTGCCGCCGCCAAAGGCGCGGGCCAAGGTGTCAATGATGATCAATTTCGGACGCTGTATTTCGGACGATTTGATGGCGATGATCAAGTCCTCAAAATCCTGATCCGATGACCTCAAGTTCACCTGCGACCTAATCACGCCAACCGGTATGTCCGTGAGTTCATAAGCATGGCGTAAACCAGCAATCCGCGTTCCGATACCGCCATGCCCCTCACCCGCGATGTACAGCACCTCCCCCGGCTCATGCACTTCGTGCGCCAGCCACACGGACCCGCTGGCAATCATGGCGGCTAGGTGCAATGCAATGAACGATTTGAACGTGCCTGGTGGCCCATAGAGCGCCATGAATCCCTTCTCCGGAACAATCCTATCCACCAACCATTTCACCGGTTCGTCCTTGGCGTCACGCCACATCTCGACCTTGTAGCGCTGCTGCGCTTGCGCCTCAATCACTTCCGGGAATGGTTCGGGTTCCGGCGCAACCGATTCGGGTTCGCTCTCAGCCTCCTCGTTCCCTGTTAGTCGTTGTGGCGGCTCAAGCTCCTCGAAATCCTCAACCACACTTGCTAGCGCAACCGTGGCTTTGAATTGCTCAAACGTATGGCCCTCGATGTACTCCACAGCATCATCGCCAATGGCGGACTGATCATCCGCCAGATCCACAACCTTAATGGCTTGCGCAGTGCCTAGAAGCGCCCTTACGACACGTTTGGCGTACTTCCAACCTGGCATGTCGTTATCGGGTATGACCACCACTAATCGACCATGAAACCATGGCGTGATCGCCGCAGGCCAATCGCTTGAACCTTGGTGCGCTGACACGGCTGCAACGCCATAAAACCCTGCCAAGAACTCCGCCGCCTTTTCCCCTTCGCAAATGAACACAGGATCGTTTGGCTTGGCGATCATCGCTGGCAAGTTGTACGGGATCGGCGTCCAGTTACGAATCGTCGGCACCCGCTCACCGTTCATGATGTGGTACTGGCGGTAAGTCTTGCTGCCGTCCTCTAACTCATACCGGACCTTTTGCGCTGTGACTTCGCCAAACTCGTCCACATAATCCCAGGCCGTTACCTCTTTCATGTTTGGCGGCACAATGGGCCTGATACCAGATAAAGGATCACGCGCTACCGCTGGCCTGTTCCAGTTCAATCCGCCCGTAGGTAAGTGCGACTTCATGGCGGCAAACACATCCGACTGATCGCACCCACCAAAGCACTTAAACAACCACTTATCGCCGTTTTGCGTAATGGCGAGCGAAGGATGCCGATCGCCGTTCCCTGATCCATGCCCCGGCACCGGGCAAGATGCCAACCACCCCCTTGCATATCGCTTGGCGTTACCAAGCGATTGCGCCAATTGCTCTGCTGTCATACCCCTCCCGACTTAATCCGCTTGCCAATCCAGCGCATGACAGGAACTGCCATAGAGTTACCTAGTGCTTTGTATCTCGGCCCGTCTGCTGCTTTGGGGATATTGGTGTAATTGTCAGGGAAACCTTGTAGACGCTCACACTCAACGGGCGTAAGGCGGCGGACTTGCATGGCTGTCATGGTGGAGGGTACGCCGCCCATTGCGTTGCCATTTCCGACTCGCAGGGAGTGCGTAATGTCACCATCAATAGTGCCGTTGTAGAGGTCTGTCGCCACTGCTGCCGGTTGAGCGCGATCTAATGTAGGAGCAATTTCAACACTGATTCCTAATCCGTTAGATCCAGTATTAGCCGTAATCATGCTGTAGGATTTAGATTTAGGCTCGACAATTGGCGTTTCAGTTTCAATATCAAACCCGCCTCTTCTCGCTAGCAATGTCTGCGCTACGCATTCCTCGTGGTTGTTGCGACTGATTCCAAAGCGAGCTGCAATGGTTCCGGCAACTTCTTGCCCCGTTTCTCTGCTCGGCGCAGGATGCCCTTGCAGGCTGTGGCGCTCAAAAAGTACCGCTGCGGCACGTCGCCAGTCTCCAAAGTATCCGACAACGAACACACGTCTGCGTCGCTGGGCCACTCCGAAGTACTGAGCGTCAAGCACTCGGTAGGCGAACCCATACCCGAGTTCTGCCAACGCCCCGAGGAAGGAACCAAAGTCCCGTCCTCCGTTACTTGACAGTACGCCAGGGACGTTTTCCCATACACACCACTTGGGTTTAAAACGGTCAAGAATGCCGCAATAGACAAGCGCGAGGTTTCCTCTTGGGTCTGCGAGTCCTTTTCTGAGTCCTGCGACGCTAAAGGATTGGCAGGGGGTTCCTCCAACAACAAGGTCAATTGTTCCAAGATTCCATTCTTCATAATTGTTCATGTCACCTAAGTTTTGAACATCCGGATAGTGATGCGCTAACACTCTGCTTGGAAACTTTTCTATTTCTGAAAATGCAACTGGAATCCATCCAAGCGGATGCCACGCGACTGTGGCGGCTTCAATGCCTGAGCAAACCGATAAGTACCTCACCTCGGCACCGCCGGATTACCTTGCAGCACAACGCCCTCATGCACCGGACCTTTGAAGTCATGGCGGACAATGGACCCTGCTGAAATCTTCACGCGGTTAGCTATTTGCTTACTTGGCAATACGTAAGAACCAATGCCCATGATCACCGCCACGCCAATCACGCAATCCCCGCACACTTCCGTATTCGGAAACATCGTTGTCCATGCATGAATTACCGAGTCATGCCCAACCGTTGCGTTCGTATTCATAAACACAAAATCGTTGATCCAGGCATCCGCTGTAACGATCACTTGTGGCGCTAAAACGCAACCCTCGCCAATCTTCGCGTAAGGCGATACCGTAGCTGTGCTGTGTATGTACGTCCCCCATCTTTCCTCGTTCTTAGCAACAATGGCTTGCTTTGCATCAGGGTCCGCCACAGCAAGCAAGAATTCAGAACCAGGAAACGCGCCCTCTCGGATGCTCTCCACCACGGGATACTTGGCGGCATAGCGCTTATTGTTAAACGGTTGCGTTGAAACCACGCACACAATCTCGTGCGTTCCTTCTTCCTCGATGTAGCCAATTAATTCCTTGGCAAGCCCTCCTGAACCAAAGATGACGTACTGGTTTTTGTGTTTCGCCTTTTGATACATGTTGTGATCGCCACTCATGTGTTCTCCTGATTTAGCTTAGTTCTTTCAGTCGTAGTCCTGTTACGATATTTACCACTTGTTCTTCTCCCGCAGCTTGGCTTCGATGGCTCTGGCAAAAGTCGTATTAGTCCAAGGCGCAGTCCAATCTCTTTTGTAACAAACACTGTTTATTTCTTGATCCGTCAGCCCAACCCATTCTCGCCCTGTCTCTAGTGCTTGGCGTAGGGCGATGATTGCATCAGCAACACCGTCCGGCCCTGCCTCCCAAGGGTTTTCCAAAGCCTCTAGCGCCATCTTCATAGCTTCTCTGCTCATGTGTTCTTCTCCTTTAGTTTGGCTTCGATAGCTTCCGCAAAATCCAACACGTTCTGATGTGCATAGCAAATGTGAAACTCCACAGCACTGCCACTCTTTGCTTTGTTGCATTTCCAGATTTCATCTGCGGTCAGACCAACCCATTCACGCTTTGGCGGTACCGTGTACACAGGTTGCGGGCTAAACACTTTGTCCTGTGGCTTTTTGCGAAAGTACACATGCCCGGTTCCGGTTGTGTGCATCCATGCAACCGGCTCTTGCTCTGTCTCCAATAATTGGCAGCAATGCCCGCACCTTGGACATTCAAAGTCTTGATTCATCGATCACCCCCAAACGCGTAAATTGGAAACTTGGACAAATCCGGGTAGCTCATCTCAATGTCCTCCATGACTTTTGGCGAACCATCACGATGCCAGAATTGATTCATGAGCAACAAACCACGCGCTGCCACATCCGGCATCATGTAAAAGTTCCAGCCAATCATGTCGAAATAATCGTCGTGATAGGAACACTCACGTCGCCCGCTGAAACGCGCACGCTTAAACCACAGCATGGCGGCATAGTCATCAGTGAGAATCGCACCGCCCTTGCCTAGCTTTAAGTGCTTGTACGGTCCTGTGAAGGACACGCACATGTGCGAGCCTTTGACATACATACTGGAGGTAAACGAAAGCGCAGCATCCCACACACGCGTCGGTGCAAGCTGATACGCGCCCTTAATCGTTCTTCCTTCAACCGGATAAAAGTCAACCTTCGCGCCGGCATGAATCACTTCGCAAGGTACGCCTGGATAAGTTCTTGCGGGTAACCTGATCGTTGTTCCCGCCACACGTTCATAGGTCAGCGCTAAGAATAAAGCGTTGCAGCAATTATCTACCGCCACACAGTAGGGTGCGCCGGTGTACTCGGCAACCTTTTCTTCAAACGCTTCCGTTATTTTGTAAACGCCATCTGCCATGTCATCCCCTTGAGAGTCAAAAAATCCCGGCCTAAAAAGACCGGGTTTTGTGAATAAGTGATTACTTAAAACTCTTCACCTTTTGCAGGCGCAACGGCCACAGGCTCAGGCGCAGCAACGGGCGCAGCACCCGCATCATCCGCCGGCCTCGGCGCCC